TTTAATATCGCTAGACTCGCCTACGGACTTGCTACGGATCTGAGTGAAGAGATATTCGATGTCAAAGATCGGAAGGGTTCTTACGTTAATCTCTTCATCAATACAAGACTCAAGAGTATCGCAGATTGCCTCAAGCGATCCAAGTTCATCGCCCTGCTCTAGAGCAATCATTAAAACCTTTTCTTCTTTTACGAGATATGGTCTAAATCTAATTGTGTCGCCACTAGATGGAATTTTTGTAGAATACTTGATCGTCTCATTAAGTTTTGGCAAAGCCATAATGTATCTCCATTATTATCTAATTCGTTCCCAGTCAGTATAGGAAAGTTGAACGCTAAGTTGTACTAATTGGTTCTGGTTTTCGTCACCAAGTTCGATTGCTTGCATTGTTGTAGGAAAGGCTTTTAGCAGTTTACAAGCATATATCACTGAGTTATCACCATGGTCTAGCTGCTGAATAACTACTGTCTTGGCGTATTCGCTTTTATACTTTAGTTCGTATGTGTCGAATCCGATGATCTGCTCTTGCCAGTTTTCAAAGTATGTTCTCATTGAGTAATCTTGGTCGAGGAGAAATGTAAGGTTAACGTCTTCAGATAAGAAACCATATGGCATCTTCTGCGACATCATACCAATTGTTCTTTCATTGGTTACGATCTGACGTCCAGGAATGTTAACAGCACGGCATAGAGCATCAATCGATCTAGCATCGCCACCAAACTCTGTCGGTAAGATTACTCTGTACCGGTCTGCTCGAGATACGCCTTGTGCGAATCTTCCTTTTAGTTCTTCAATGCTTGCCATTAAGCTACCATCTTTCTTCTAGAATCTCTGTATACTGTAGTCTTAGATGCCTTCTCAAAGTCAGCAGTTGGTAAGAACGTTGCGATCTCCCACTCTGGAGGTGACACCAAAGCAAGCCTAGATCTTAGATGAGTAGACAGATATCTCTTAAAGCAAGGCTTGAACTGTCTAAACTTAGCCGCACCTTTTAACAAGTCATACGACAATCTAAATCTAGTACTTTCATCATATCTGTCATTATTTATAGTGTCTAGGAGAGCATCTAGGAACTTGGCACGTAAGTCTAATGGAAGATAGTGTAGGTTTAGTCCTCTGAATCCGCCAGGTGCACGATCGATCATAATAATCAAAGGAAATCTATCATAGTATGGCAGCGTCTCTTTGTGCTTTGGATCATAAAAGTACATGTACATGTTACCCATTGCAGGCCTGCTCTTCAGCTCAACGGATTCGTCACGGAGAAGACCCGATCTACTAGGTGTAAGCTGTGCTGCCTTCTTGCGGAACCATGCCATAGACTCTTTTGATCTAGGTGTGATACCTGCACGGAATGCTTCTAGTTCTAATTTCTGAAATAGATTTGCCATTTACGTTTTCATTCCCATACTTCGTAGGGTGTCTTCGGTCCAGATTTGGAACTGCCAGTTTCGATCCAGACAGTATTCTTTTGCTGCTTTCCACTTGCACTGATTCTTGACGTATTCCAATGATTCATTAATGAACCTTTTCGTCCTTCTCTTACCAGCAGGTGGCTTAGTTTGTTTCTTTGGTTTAATCTCGATAAGTATAGTTCTACCATCTGTAGTATTTATTTTTAAATCTACAAAGTACCTATGATATTTGTTGTCTACCGCACTAATATATGGTATTACAGTTTCTTCAGATGACCAGGATTTAATGTTACTTTGCTTTTCGCACCACATAAAGACGAACTTCTCCCAGTAGGAGCGATAAATAACTTGTGTATGGTCACCATCATACTTGGCAGGATTCTTTACTTTATATCTTCCCTTGTAGGTTTTCATTTCAAGCCATATAAATAATTAAAGACTAAAGGTATTTATAGGTAAAAAAGTGGCATTAAATTTCCCAATTGAAAGAGATGAGAAATACGAAGGCAGGATTAGCTTTACTGCTTTGAATTCTTCAACGAGTGGACAGAGAATGGCAGCTATTGGAACTAGCAACCCAAATCTAGCTGCAGCCGTTGTTGGCGGAGATCAAAGAATTGGGGACAAAACAATCACCACTACAGGTGGAACAGTAAATCTTTATCTTCCGCAGGGATTAAATTTCCAGGATGGTGTTCAATATGAGAACACTGATCTAGGTATTATTGGATCTGCAGTAGCTAATGCAGCTAGTAATGTTTACAGAGATCCTAGTGTTAGAGGTATACAGGCAGCTACAAGCACCGCTTCTTCCATTTCAGATCAAATATTTTCCAATCTGTTTGGCGCACAAGGCAGAGAAGCAGCTGCTGGATTGGCAGAAAGATTCGCTCCTGGTGGCCTAAGCGATGCGATCGCAATGGGAACTGGTATCACAGCAAACCCTCACAGAAGATCGATCTTTAGAGATGTTGCACTAAGACAGTTTAGCTTCAACTTTACAATGGTTCCTGCAAGCCCAGATGAAGCAGCAGCATCTGAAGAGATCGTTAAATTCTTTCGTGTTAATCTTTACCCTGAGAGAGCTGGACCAGCTGGGGCGCTCTACAAGTTTCCTACTAAGTTTGAGATCGGGCTTACTTACAAAGGCCAAGAGGTAGCTACTAAGATCCTACCCTGTTACTTAACTTCAGTACAAACACAATATAATCCTAGATCCGGATCATTCCATACTGACAGTAAGTTTAATGAGATTGGTATCTCTTTATCGTTCCAGGAAGAGACGACACTGGATAAACAGAAGATTGAGGAAGGTTACTAATGTCTTATTTTACTAATTTCCCATTCGTCAATTATGTATTTGGTAATCAGCCAGGACCTACTGTGTTTCAGAACATGGGTGTTTATGTTGACTTGTTAGATATTGCTAAAGATGATGCTGCATTCTACACCTACTATAATATTCAGAATGGCGATCGTCCAGATCAGGTGTCACAAAAGTTATACGGTAGATCAGATCTTCATTGGACTTTTGCAATTATGAATGATGACATTAAAATTCAAGGATGGCCGCTCAGTTATAATGACCTTTTACAAAAAGCAAAAGACGATTATCCGAATGTAACGATTACAACTCGTACAGATGTTACAAGCAAATTTAAAGTTGGTAGTATTCTAACAGGTAGTACGGGTCAGTCTAAAGGTAAGATTATAAGAAAAAGACTTGATCTTGGGCAAATTATTGTAGAAAGAGTTTCTGATGACTATCAAATTACACAGACTACTGATGTAAAAGGATATATTAAATTAGAACTTCCATCAGTGTATTATAGATTTACAGAATTAGCTGATTGGATTATTACTAAAGATGGTGTTGCGATTACTGCTCCTACAATTAAGTCAGGCGGCGCTAATCATACATTTATTGAATATGACTTTGGTAAAACAAATGCCAATACAGAATATGTGTTCAATACTAAAATTTTAAACTATGCAGTCACTCCTTCATTCTTATCTGGTGAGCAGATTACTACAACAGAAGAAGGGGTTCTTCAGTCAGCGATTGTAGATAGTTCATCATTAGAATATTTGGCAACTCATCACTATGAAGATGCGAATGAAAAGTATGTAGATATTAATCCGAATGCTCCGTTTGTACAAAGAATTTCTGTTGAGCTTGAACTAGATGGAGCAACCGATGCAAATGTAAACAATGCTGTAGTTAAAAGCATCAGCGCTTCTACAACCCTGGATTATGCTACAAACATTACCTTAACCGATATTCAAAGAAATATCGATCAAGGATTCTATACCATTACAGGATCGATCTTAAAAGCAACTGTCGATGCATATAATGACGTAATTAATATAGACATTACCAAGACTCTTGATGGTCTGACCGGAATAGGTGGCGCTACCGATAACGACTTTGACAACAATTTCCCCTCTGGCACAAGTCTTACAGAGTTAAACAGTGAGCTTAGGACAGAGTTAAAAGCAGCTGTAGGTGTAGCTGATACCAACAGCAATAGCAAATACACTGTTACGGTTCATATGTTCTTCTTGATTGATAATCAATTAAACATCGTGCTTGCTCAAGAAAATGCTTTTGGTACAGTTTATGAATATAAAGTGGGTGGAGTGGATACATTTAAAGTTACATATACCGAAAATGAAGTTACTACTGTATCTTCACCTGCTCCTACGACTCAGGCGGAGGCATGGACCGATGCTGCAACACAATTAGAAAGTTATATTCAACAAAACCTCTCTACATTTAATCCAGCGCTGTTAAATCAAGTAACATATTTTGATCGATATGAAAGAAGTAATAATGCGCTTAAATCAATTCGTGTTCTCAAACCATCTATCGCAGATGAATTAGTTAAAGCATTTAATGATATTCTGGTTGAGTCACAGGACTTTGGAGATCAAGTCGAACAAAATACTACAGTTCAAGGCGGCAGTGGCATCTCTGCTGTAACAGCATCATCTCAACCTGTGACAACTTTGGCAGGGCAAACAGTAACATCTAGTAGTGCTGCAGCAGTCAGTTCTGCAACATCCGGATCGAGTAGCAGTAGTGGTGGTGGTTATTACTAATGACAAACCAACCAGCAAGTCCATATGATTTTGGTGAGACGAAAGTCAAAATATTTCCAGCCAGTGGTAAGACGCCAGTTGATGTCACTAGACTCGTTCAAGAATTAAGTTTTTTTGAAAGTTTAAAGGATCCATATGTCAGCGGCACTTTGCTGATTATTGATTCTGCAAATATATTTAATTATGTAAATTTCTTAGGTCAAGAAAGAATTGATATTGAAGTAACCGATATTTACAAAACACCGCAGATTAAAAAATCTTTTGCGATTACGAGTGTCAGAAAACAAGAGAAGACCAACGATTCTACCTCTGCTTATGTAATTAGTTTTATTGACCTGCATATGTACAGAAATCAGAAAATTACATTTAGTAAGAAGTATGATGGCACTCCAGATGCAATTATTCAAAAGATATCTAATGAGTTTTTGGGAGTACCAGTTAATGGGGGTGGTGTTGCACAAAGCAACATGCGAGTAATTACTCCTCTGACTAATTCTCCTTTAGAGTCTATGACATGGTTAAAGAATAGATGTACAACAGCAACAGGCGCACCATTCTTTTTGCATTCTTCTTTGCAAAATAATAATCTGTCTTTAATTGACCTTAACACTCTTTTAGGGCAATCAGTATTTAATGGATCAGAACCATTTAAATACTCTACACCTAACAGACCCAGCAATAGCAGTTATAGCAAAGAAGAATTTAGTTCTCTTTCGCATAAAATTGCTTCTTTGAATATGTCTGTAAATCAGGATGTGTTAGATCTTCTTGCTGGTGATGCTTACGGTAGTCATTATAATTATATTGACACTACTGAAATGAAAGCATTAGAACGGCATTATGATTTAACAGAGCCTCTTGGTGCATTGACAAAACCTAATGGTCTGGAGGATTATGAACAAACTCTTCCTGGAGGTATGGGACCTGCATTACACACTCCACAGGCAAACAGTTCTTATGTCTCTCAGATTGTAACAACTAAATTATTTGAGGATATTTTCTCTTATAATGAAGAACTGACAGTTGAAAAACATGCACTGAAAGATAAATCTAAAGGATTAAAGAAGTTTGCAATTAAAGGTGCGATTACATTAAACTGTCCTGGATATGAGTTCTTTGGTAAAGACCTTATGGGTAAGAATCAGATTGATGTGTTTATTCCAAAAGATAGACCATTTGAAGCAGAGAATGTTAGCGAAGATGAGATCAAAGATCGTAAGAGATCGGGTAAGTATGTGATTACAAACATGAGACATATGTTTAGAAACAGCATGTATTCAGTAACTCTAACTGCGATTAAGATTGATAATGATAGAAAACTTCCATCAGAAATGGTTTATACAGGAAGATAGATTATGGATCCATTTAACGATAGAAAATTCTATGGAGATGAAACTAGATGGTTCGTTGGTGTTGTAGAAGACAATGACGATCCGGAGCAACTTGGTCGTGTTCGTGTAAGAATCTTTGGTATTCATTCACCATATTACAAAGATATTGAGATTGAAGATTTACCTTGGGCAGCAGTATTAATGCCAGCAACTGAAGGTGGTATCTCTGGTACAGGTAGATCGCCAAATGGCATTCAGCAAGGAGCGTATGTATTTGGATTATTCTTAGATGGTAAACAATCACAGAATCCTCTGATTCTTGGTTCTATACCTAAATTTGAAACTGAAGATGGAAATAACATCGAGCCGGTGGAACATAGATGATACAGTTACTCGGTACAAGTATAACAGATAAAATCTATAATACTGCGATCTCTCGGCAATATACACCAGAGGCTGCGGCAGCGATTGCTGCAACTATCTCTTTAGAAGTATCAGGAACTACCTTGATTCCTTATAAAGGAGATCGGTATAGAAAATATGCTGATTACTGTGAAAGAAAAGATTCAAATCCTCAGTTACCGGATACTCAGATTGCATTTATTTTTGATAATCTCTCTGATTATAATACATCGAAGGTAAAGTATGCGAAAACAATTGATGATGGAGTTAGAGCATTTAATGAAGAGTATTTGAAAAAAACATTAAATACTACTGAGTTTTTAACTTTAACTATTTTAGCAAATGAAATTAATAGACTGTTTGTGGAAGAAGCGTAGATGACTACCATAGGCGATATTACAGGCAAACTGACTAACAACCTTGGTGCTCTGCTAGAAGATTTAACCGAAGTTGG